TTCTCGATCACCGACGAGGAGCAGCACCTGCGCTTCCAGATGCGCATCCTCGATCCGATCAAGCAGTGGAAGCTCAGCCCGATGGACCTCGAGTCGCGCCGCCGCTGGGAGCAGTACACGAAGGCCAAGGAGTTCATGCTGGAGCGGACGCACATCGCCGAGGCGCCGTGGTGGATCGTGGAAGCGGTCGACAAGAAGAAGGCCCGCCTCAACTGCATCCATCATCTGCTGAGCAGCATCGACTACAAGCCTGTCGAGCACGAGGCGATCACGCTGCCGGCACGCGTGCACAATCCGGACTACATTCGCGAGCCCATTCCGAAGGAAATGTACGTTCCGAGCATCTATTAGGGGCCCGTGTTACGCGGACGCGACAGCACGGCGCGCGTCACAAAGCCATAAAATTGCTGTACAAATCGGTGATTTCTTTGGGCTTTTTGAAGTCTGCATTGTGGAACCGAAACGGCTTTGGCCCGTTTACCACCCAGCCGTGGGAAGCAGAGCACAATGCAGACTTCAACGATTTACGCATCCGATTACCGTACAACAGCCGCGCCGTCGCAATTGCTTGCGAGGCGGCGCGCGGCAAAACGTGTCAGCGGCCCGCCCGCCCTGCGCATGACTCAGGCGGAAGCGCCTGCCGTCGCGCTGACGCGATTTCAGAACATCGCAGAGAAGAACACCAAGCGGCTGCTGTGGGCGGTTGCCTCCGCCCTGACCGCTGCCGTCACCGTGGGCGCGGTGATCGGCGTCTTCGTAGCGACGATCGGAATTCTCATCGTCTCAGGTCTCAATGCCGACCTGAGCGCATTGACGCTTGCATCCATCGTCGCGGTGCCAGCAGGCAGCGCGCTTATCGGCGGGCTCATCGGCGCGCGCTCCGCGCTTCGGGTGGATGACGGGACATCGAAAACCCGGCGTGTGCGTCATGCGGAACCGCGCGATCCGGCGCTATCGAGCTTCATCCTGTCGAACGGCACGAGTCCTCCGCGTTACACTCACGAGCTTCTGTGACGATGACGGCCGGCGACAGCGCCGGCTGTTTCGCGCTACGCACGCTCACATCTTCCAGCTTCGAACAGGCAATTCAGCGTGGCGGCTCTCAAGCTGGCCCTCCAGCTCATCGTGCTTCATCAGACCGCTCTGCGCATCGACATACGTGACTACCGACGCGGCGTTTAAAGTTGCAGCGCGGAGTGCGGCTTCGTGGCCGCGCTCACCGGCAAGATAGCGCGCCAGCGTCGCCGAGAATGCGTCTCCGGCGCCTGCCGTACCGGCGACGGTGCTTTTCGCGGCGGGGCAATGCGAGACGACGCCATCGCCATTTGCAAAGAACGATCCGGCGCGGCCGTCGGTGATCGCCGCATAGCGCAAACCGGTTTCCAGCAGAGCCGCGAAGAAGGCGCGCAGGCTGAGATCGTAGCCGCCGCTCGCCAGCCCCCGGTGTGCAAGCGGCGATTCGATTTCCTCCGCACCGTGGCCGAGAGGCGGACCGCCCTCACCGACTCGCGCGACCAGCGCCGGAACGAGTAGCTCGGCCTCCTTCCGGTTCATCGCGAGCAGGTCTATCCGGCCCAGGCAGTCCATCACGGTTCCGCCGCGGCTCGAAAGCTGGCGCACGCCGGGGTTTGCGGAAACGAACGCCTGATGGTTTTTGGCGTATTCCACGATGCGCGGAAAACACTCCGCCGAGTTGTTCGACAAACCGGCGACATGCACGAGATCGACCGCGAAGACCTCCGGACTGATGTCGTCGTCCTCCAATAGCGAATTGGCGCCGCGATAGGTAAAGATGGCGGCGTTGCGCTCGTGCGATGCAATCAGCACCGAGGCGCCCGTCATCGCTTCCTCGTCGCGCAGCACGTGATCGGTCGCGACGCCTTCCTTCTTCAGGTGATCGATTATGATTTCGGCGCGGCGGTCGCGGCCGAGCTTGGCGAGTATGGATACATCGATGCCGAGACGCGCCATCGCCGTCGCGGTGTTGACGGCACCGCCGCCGCAATGCGTCGATACCTCCAGCGCCTCGGTCTTGGCTCCCTCAGCCAACAGAAGGTAAGACGTATCCGCGTTGAACATCGTCATGCGCTCGATATGGCTGGAGTCGATGATAGCGATGGTGTCGATCATGGCTCCGCCAATCGTCAGAGCTTTCATGGTTGCATCCCATTTCATGAGCAACGCCGGCCGCGCGTCACGGTTCCTGCGGCGCAGGGCGAAACGAGCGTGCGGCGATTAACGAATACGCGACGCCGGCTATGACCTTCGGCGCCGCGCGGCCTCATATTTCCGGCTGATTGACAGAGGTCGGGCCGCCGTTAAGGTCTCGGCGCCACGGATCCCGGTTCAAGGATTTGCATGAACGTGTCGATCGATCGCCGCGCGATACTCAAGGGCGTGACCGCCTCCACGGTGTTGGGTCTTCTCGCGACCGGAGGCAGGCCGGCGCTCGCGGCACAGGACAACCTGAAACTCGGCGAGCCGCGTGCATTCTCCTTCGACCTGCTGAAGGACATGGCGAGGCAAATGGCGAGCGTCGCGTACGGCGGCCCCGACCGGCCGGCGCCCGACATCGTGCCGAAGATCGATTACGAGGCGTGGGGCAAGATCACCTTCGACACCAGCCACGCGCTGTTCGCCGACGGCCCCGGCCGCTTCCCGGTCACGTTCTTCCATCTGGGCAAGTTCTTCCAGAAGGCCGTCGCCATGCACGTGGTCGAGGGCAGCGAAGCCCGGGAGATCATCTACGACCAGAGCTATTTCCGTATGCCGGAAGGCTCGCTCGCGCGGCAGCTCCCGCAAGGCGTGGGCTTCGCGGGGTTTCGCATCCAGGAGCCGCGCGACGGCAAACTCGACTGGCGCAGGAACGACTGGGTTGCGTTTCTCGGCGCTTCCTATTTCCGCGCCATCGGCGAGCTGCATCAGTACGGCGTTTCCGCCCGCGCGGTCGCGATCGATACGGCAGTGGCGAACCGCCAGGAGGAGTTTCCGGACTTCACGCAGATCTACATCGAGAGCCCGGAGGCGGAGGATTCCGTCACTGTCTACGCACTGCTCGAAGGCCCATCCGTCGTCGGTGTCTTGCAGTTCGTGCTGCACCGGGAGAAGGGCGTCGTCATTGACATCGACCATACGCTCTACGCGCGCCGGCAAATCGAGCGCCTCGGGCTTGCGCCCGCAACGTCGATGTACTGGTTCTCCGAGACCCACAAGACGACGGCTGCAGACTGGCGGCCCGAGGTGCACGACTCCGACGGCCTTGCGATCTGGACGGGCTGGGGCGAGCGGCTCTGGCGGCCGCTGAACAATCCGCCGCGCACGACGGCGTCATCGTTTCTCGACGAGAACCCGAAAGGCTTCGGCCTGCTGCAACGCGACCGCGTGTTCGATCAATATCTCGACGGCGTTTTCTACGACCGCCGCCCGAGCCTGTGGGTCGAGCCGAAAGGCAACTGGGGCAGAGGCGTGGTACAGCTCATCGAAATCCCGACCGACGACGAGATCCATGACAACATCGTCGCGATGTGGGTTCCTGAACAGCCCGTGCAGCCGGGCGCCGAATATCATCTCGCGTACCGGCTGCACTGGCTCGACGACGAGCCTTATCCAACACATCTGGCGCGGTGCGTCGCGACGCGGCTCGGTGCGGGCGGGCAACCGGGCCAGCCGAGACCGAAGGGCGTGCGCAAGTTTCTTGTCGAGTTCCAGGGCGGACCGCTTGCAACGCTGGCGCCCGGCGAGATTCCGGAAATGGTGCTCGAGACGTCGCACGGCCACTTCACGGATTACAAACTTGTCGAGCCTGTTCCCGACGACATCTCCGGACACTGGCGAGCGCAATTCGATCTGGCGGGCGTGGAAGGAACGGATCCCGTCGAGCTCAGGCTGCACCTGACAGTCGGCGGCAAGGTCGCCACCGAGACGTGGCTGTTCCAGTATCACCCGTTCTAGCGCCGCAACCTTTGCGTCGCCGCGCCACAGGTAAACTTCAAGTGCGATTGATCCCGGAGTTCGTTTACCTGCATCACAATGACCGGTCGACAGGTGCGGGCAATATTCCTTATGGGTCAGCGCCTTGGCTCAGCCTCCCCGCAGGGGTGCTGCGCGGTCTGCGTGCGTTATCGGAATACGAGGTGCGTGCCGTGATATCTCCGAGAGTCGAACGTTTCCTGCGTTACACCGGCGTCAACCTGGCTTCCGTCAGCGTCGACTACGCGAGCTTCCTCACCCTCACCCACTTCTTCGGTATGCCGGTGCTGCAAAGCATCGTCGCCTACTCGCTGGCGCTGGCGCTGAATTACGACCTGTCGCGCAGATTTGTTTTCGTGTGGGATGTTTCCGGCAAGAGCGAGTTCCGGCTGATGGCGGAATTCCTCGGGACCGGCCTGCTCGGGCTGGTGCTGACGGCCATCGTGACGGGCGTCAGCATCCATTATCTCGGCTTCTCGCCCGTCGTCGCGAAGACGACCGCGGTTCTGATCTGCTTCCTGACCCTTTACGTCGTGCGCAGCCGGCTCGTGTTCAAGACACAGGACGTCGGGCAGACCTCTTAATGAAGCCGCACCCCGGCGCGCAGCGGCATACGCTGTAGGCTGACCGTCCTAAGCCGCTGCGCGGCCATGGCCGGCGCGAACCAAAGCGCCTGCTCGCGAGTTATCCAACCGACCATTCAGCTCGGTTGGGCATCCTCATGAGCAACAGCAAATTCGGCCTGGCTTTAGGCGGCGGCGCCGCGCGCGGCTGGGCGCACATCGGCATTCTCCGCGCCTTGTCGGAAGCCGGGCTCAAACCCGATGTCGTCGTCGGCACGTCGATCGGCGCGATCGTCGGCGGGCATTACGCGGCGGGGCGGCTGGACGAACTGGAAGACTTCGCCCGCAGCCTGACGCGCCGGAAGGTATTCAGCTATCTCGATCTCAGCGTCGCCGGCTCGGGGCTCATCACCGGGCAGCGCCTTTTCGACAGGCTGGACGATCACCTCAAGGGCCTGAAGATCGAAGATTTGAAGACGCAGTTCGCCGCGATCGCGACCGACCTGACGAGCGGGCACGAGATCTGGCTGCGGCGCGGCAGCGTGACGGATGCCGTCCGCGCGTCGTCGGCGATCCCCGGCATCGTGCGTCCCGTCAACCTGAATGGCCGCTGGCTCATCGACGGCTGCCTCGTCAACCCCATACCCGTCTCGGTCTGCCGGGCGTTCGGCGCGTCGACCGTGATCGCGGTGAACCTGACGAGCGAATTCGGCCGAGGCGGTATCCTCGTCGATGACGGGGACGATGCAGCGGATACGGACCCGTTGAACGCGACGCCTGCCGCACCGGTCGTCCAGGACGCAGCGCCGATCACCCGCTGGAACGGGCAAGGCGCACTGCAGCTTCTGCACCGGCAGATTTTCGGCCACCGGCACGAGACCGCGCCCGGCATCACGTCGGTGATGCTGAATGCCTTCAGCATCTTCCACGACCGCATCGCGCGGGCACGGCTGATGGGCGATCCGCCGGACCTGCTCATCTCGCCCGACCTGGCGCAGATCGGCGTGCTCGACTTCGACCGCGCGGCGGAGACGATCGCGCAGGGCCAAGCCGCGGTGACGCCGCACCTGCCGGCGATCGAGCGCTACATCCACGCGCCTTCGCCCCTGCCGCTGCAGGCCCGCTTCTTTTCGGGCGTGGGCTGAAAGGCGATGGCATCTGCTGGCGGGAGAATGTCAGAACGTGACTTCGAGGCTGGCTTTCAGCGCCGTATCGGACGTGCTGCCGTTCAAGCCAAACAATACGCCGAGACCCAACGTCGCCTCCGCGCCGTTCGCCACATCGGTACTCCAGTAGGTGACGGGTCCGGCACGATGCTGGTTGAAATCCCCGAAGGCGCGTGACGCATCCGAGCGGCCGCCGTGTCCGCCGATGCGTTCGACGGTGCCGTATGCCTCGATGGCGAACGCAAGTTCCTTGGACCAACGATGCATGAGACGGGCTGCGTAACCGAAGTCGATCTTATCATCGGTCTGGCCCGCCTCGTTGCGCTGTCCACCGAAGGACTGGGCGAGCGTCGGGTTCAGACTTAACTCCCAGGGGCCTCGCGCCCACTCGAAGATCGGACCCACGTTCAGCGTCTTCGCGCCGCCGGACTCTACCGGCATCTCGTACTCGACCACCATTCCGAGCCCCCAGCCATCGCCCGCGCGGGGAACGAACACCACGATGGCTTCCGCGCCGATCTCCTCGAGTTTCAGGGCTCCGAACCTGTCCGCCTCCTCGAACGAACCGAGATCGTCCAGCCGCTCGCGTTCGTATTCGATACCGACGCGAGTCTTCAAATACCGGCTTATCCCGACTTCTATCTCAAGAGCGTTGAGCTGCCGCGAGATCGTATTGTCATCGGCCTCGATTCCGGCTTGCGCATCGCCTGACATCAGCCGCCGCGGATTGCCCGTGAAGTAAGCATTCTGGCTCTGAAATTCGATTTCGCCCGGCTCCGCGCCGAGCGTCCTGATTTCGAATTGTCCGATGGCAGGACCGGAATGGGCGTAACGCCCCGCAGCGGAGCCGGAAAAGCAGAACGACAGCAGCGCCAGGAGATAGCGAAATACGGAGGCCGTCCGTCTCGCCGTGCCCTCCATGCCCCCTCCCGGCGACTTATTCCCGAGATATGCGGGATGATTTTGCAATCGTGTCGGGATTGAGTGGTATTCGCAGGCAAGCGGCGGGGCAAGTTCACAATTGCTCGGCCATTTCGGGAAATTTTCCCGAAATCACCGATGGCTGTGAGCTTTTTCCATCACAGAGAATCAAACTTCCCGATCGCAAGAGGACTTATTCCTGATTCTCAATTGAATTTGTCCCTGCGTTCCTCATAGTCCGACAAAAAGTCTCGTTTGGGGGAACGATAAATGAAGAAAATTGCTTGCGCGGCGACGGTCTGTGCCTTCGCTTTATGGCCAGCAGCCGCCGGGGCGCAAACCACCGACAACACGGCGCCGACTCCTCCCCCCGCAAACGCCACCACACCTCCACCCGCGCCTCCCGCCAACGCCGCGACACCTCCGCCCTCGCCTCCTGCCAACGCCACGACGCCTCCGCCCGCACCTCCCGCCAATGCAGCGACGCCTCCGGCAGCGCCGCCGCCGTCCACTTCCACTCCGCCCTCACCGCCAGCGAGCGCCGCCCCGGCGCCGAGCGTGCGGCCGCCCGCTGCTCCGGCGCCTGCCCCCAAGCCCAAAGCTTCGACGGGCGAGACTGTCCTGCCGGAGGTCAACATCGTCCAGGACACGCCGCAAAAGAAGGCCGCGCGCGCCAAGAAGGCCGTTCCCGTGTCTCCTCTTACAAGCGCGGCGGCGAGCGCCGCCCCCGCGAGTGCCGCGCCGGCCATCGCGGGAAGCCCGATGCCTGAAGGGGGACCTGCAGGTGAAGCCGACTTCGCCGCGCCAGTGACGGTGCCGAGCGCCGTAACCACGACGACCGACAGCGACATCGAACGCGAAGGCACCGGTCAGGTGCAGCAGGCGCTGCAACAGCAGGTGCCGGGTGTCATCGTCTCCGATACGGCCGGAAACTCCATGCGCACGGAGGTCTCCTTCCGCGGTTTCGATGCGTCTCCCGTCAGTGGACGCTCGCAGGGCCTTGCCGTCTATCAAAACGGCGTGCGCATCAATGAGGCGTTCGGCGATACCGTCTATTGGGACGTGATTCCCAGCAACGCCATTGCGTCGGTATCCATCATCAGCAACAACCCCTCGTTCGGTCTGAACGCCCTCGGTGGCGCAGCCAGCATCATCATGAAGGACGGGTTCAGCTACCAGGGTGGCGAGATCGACATCATGGGCGGCTCGTTCGGTCACGGCCAGATCGGCGTGCAAGCGGGCGCATCGAGCGGCAATGCGGCGTTTTACGTTGCCACAGAGGGAATCACGGACGATGGCTTCCGCGATTTCTCGGAGAGCGAGGTCAAGCGCTTCTACGGCGACCTGGGTCTCAAGGGGAGCGTGGCGGAACTTCACTTCAGCCTGACGGCGGCGAAGAACGAATTCGGCGTCACGACGGCGGCGCCGGTGGAACTGCTCGATCAGAGGTGGGCCAACACGTTCACGTCGCCACAGACCTCCAACCTCGAAGTTCTGATGCCGACCATATCCGCCTCGGTGAAGGCCACCGACACGCTGACCTTCGCCGGTGTCGGCTACTTCCGGCGATTGAAGAACCGGGTGGTGGACGGCAACCTCACGGAGGCTGAAGAGTGCACCAGCGGCAATGGCGATCTCTGCCTAGAAGACGAAGCTACCGGCCTTCCCACCATTCCCGTAACCAACCTTGCCGGGACGCAAATAAACGCCGCGGATGTCGGCGATGGACCGCTCGGCTCGATCGAACGGCTCAACACCGACAGCCGCAGTTGGGGCGGCTCGCTGGAAGCTGTGGAGAAATCGCCGCTCTTCGGACGGCCGAACCAGTTCCTCGCCGGCGTCTCCTATGACCACGGCCGCAGCGGCTACACGACATCAAGCGAGCTGGGCATCATCGGCGACAAGTTCGTCGTCGACGGATCGGGCGTTTTCATCGGCGGTCCGGACGAACTCGCGCCGCGCGACCTCATCTCCGAAAACACTTACTGGGGCCTGTACTTCTCGAACGCCCTGGACGTGACCGACCGGCTGACGGTGACGGTTGGCGGGCGCTACAATCACGCCACCATCCAGATGGAAGACCTGACCGGCAAGTTCGATGAACTCGATGTCACCAACAAATACAGCCGGTTCAACCCGATGGCGGGCGCCAACTACAAGCTGATGCCCGGCTTGTCTCTCTACGGCGGCTATTCGGAATCGAACCGCGCGCCGACGCCTGCGGAGCTCGGGTGCGCGGAGCCCGAGCATCCCTGCCTCATCGAAGGCTTCCTGACCGACGACCCGCCACTGGACCAGGTTGTCGGTCGCACGGCCGAGCTCGGCCTGCGCGGACAGGGCAAGGACTACGGCGGCCGCTATACCTGGAGCGCGGGGCTTTTCCGCACCCTGGCCTCCGACGACATCCTGCCGATCACCAACGATGACGGGCGCGCGTACTTCGTGAATGCCGGCGACACGCTGCGCCAGGGCATCGAGCTGTCGGCGACGTACGAGACGACCCGATGGAACGTGTATGCCAACTACGCCTTCATCGATGCGACGCTCGACAAATGCTCCAACCCGGATGAGGAGGGCGAGTGCGCCTTTCTCACGGAAGGCGACCGGCTGCCGGGCATTCCGCGCCACCGCTTCAAGGCAGGTTTTGAATACTGGCTGACAAAGAAATGGAAAGTGGGCGCGGATCTCGTGGCCGCGAGCAACCAGCCGTTCTACCGCAACGAGAATGCCCGCGAGGATGACCTGTTCGACAAGCTCGGCGGCTATACGCGCGTCGATCTCCACACGTCGTACGACATCACCGACAAGATCCAGGTCTACGGCCTCGTCAAAAATCTGTTCGATCAGAGATACGGGCTTTACGGCACATACTTCGATACCGAAGAAGCCGGTGAAGTCTACGAGGATCTCACCGGTAAAGACTTCGATGATGCGCGGACCATCTCTCCCGCGATGCCGTTTGCGGCTTATGGCGGCGTGAAGATCAAGTTCTGACAGAGACCGTTTAGCGCCGCCCGGCGCGGCCTCTCCAGAATCGATCTGCCCCTGATGGACAGCATGGCGTGACCTCCTCGCGAGGAGGTCACGCCATGCGCCGTGCGCGGTTCTGGGATTGCGATCGCAATGACCGCGTCAGCAACGCGCCGACAACGGGTGTGCTGCCGACCGATGACAGGCTATCAAAAAGGTGAGACGCGAAAATCTGCACGCAGCGCGGAGGCACTGGATCGAGGCGGTGACCTACTCCGCAAAATAGTCGCTAACGGAGGCGCGTATGCCGACCCTTCCATACGCAATTGTCGAAGCCCCCTCCACGCTGGGCCTGACGACCGACGGTGTGGAGCACTTGCCCGACCAACTCCTGGGCCTCGGTCTTGCGGAGCGCATCCATGCGCGCCGCGCGGGGCGGCTGGTGGCGCCTTCGAAAGACCCGGCGACCGATCCCGAGACCGGCATCCTGAACGCCAGGGCAATTGCGACGTGGTCGCCCAAGCTCGCCGATGCAGTAGAAGAGGTGCTTGACGCTGGCGAGTTTCCGGTGGTGCTGGGCGGCGATTGCACGATCTTGCTGGGCTCGATGCTCGCGTTTAGACGGCGCGGCCGCTACGGCCTGTTCTTCATCGACGGCAATGCGGATTTCTTCCAGCCCGAGGCGGAACCCAATGGCGAGGGAGCCTCGATGGATCTCGCCTTCGTCACCGGCCACGGCCCACCACTGCTGACCGACATCGAAGGTCGCGGTCCTCTGGTCCACCCTCAAGACGCTGTCGCCTTCGCATATCGCGATCACAAGGATCAGGAGGAATACGGATCCCAACCGCTGCCCGAAGAGCTCAAGGCGATTGACCTGCCCGCTGTACGCGCGATGGGCATCGAGGCTGCCGCGCGCGAAGCGATTGCCCACCTGACGCGTCAGGAGCTGGACGGCTTCTTCATCCACGTTGACGCCGACTGCCTCGACGACGCCATCATGCCGGCTGTCGATTTCCGCGTGCCGGGCGGGCTATCGTGGGACGAGTTGGGGGCCGCGCTTCGGATTGCTTTGTCGAGCGGCAAGGCAGTCGGGCTCGAGATCACCATCTATAACCCGCGCCTTGATGTGGACGGCAGCGCCGGGCGCGGTCTGGCCGATGTACTAGCTGCAGCGCTTGGAACATCCACGCCATAAGTACGGCGAGCAATGTCCACTTTCGGGCTCGGGCTACTGTCTGGAATCGGCGGCGGCCACATCGCATGAAGGGCAATCGGCGGCAAATGGCGGAGGGAGTGTCTGTCGAACTAATGAAAAAAGGCCGCATAACACACGGCCTTTTTCGTTTCATTGTCTTGAGATACCCCCAAAGATACCCCCACTTTGGCGCGGCGTCAGTACCAGTTTTTAACGACCTCGGCCCGCTTTCGGAACATGACGACGGCCGCGACGATCACGATCACGATGCCCGTGCCGATGAGAGGATAGGAGACATAAGGCGGCAAGCCAGTGCCGTCCGCGCCGCCGCCGACAACGACCGTCCCGCCGCCGGCCGTGACAGCCTTGCGCTCTTTTTCCGTCGCCGCGTCCATAACGTCTTTCGGAGGCGTGGACGTTGGCGGCGACCCCGGCAGGCGATTGATGATCGCTTCGTTGCCCGCCATGCGAGCGCGACGGTCAGCGAGCCCGTTCGTCCCGCCGTTCCAGAGCTTCACGCAGCCGACGAAATCATTGAGATCAGCCTTCGCGTTCATCTTCTTCCACGTCCAAAACGCAGCGCAGACGGCCGCCTGATTGGTGGGCGTGGCCGCGAGTTCGGGCTGCCCCTCAAGCGGCAAACCGGCAATCTCGCCAACCTTTCGATAACCTTCTCTCCCCGTCACTTGCGGCCCGCCGCGTCCGATGTAACGCGATCCGTCATTGGTTCCCGGTCGATTGCCCATGCGGTTGCCGTAAATGTCGTCAAACGCTTTCTTCTGCCATCCGCGCGCGGTGCCGTACTTCGCGCGAACATCGGCGGCGCTGCGAAATCTGTTCGGCCAGACTTCGGCCATGCGCGCAGCGGTGTAGTTTATGTTCTCCGTCAGGTTCTTTATCGTGAACCCGTCAACTTCGTGCTCGATGTTGGCGAAGAAAAATTTCAGCCGGTTGCGTGTGTGGTTGATGCCGGCCGGCCCGAGGATGCTGTCTTGCTTCTCAACAAAATCTTTCAGCACAGCCTCGGGCGCACGCGGGAACAGCTTGCGCATGTTCGGTAAGTCGAGACGAATAGTCATCGCGATGCCCTCCTATGAGATCGCGACAACCATCGCCCCTACATAGTTGAGCCGTTGAACACCCGACCGGAGTTCTTGGGCCTGTCCCTGCCTGGGTGGATGGGTGAAACGTGCCTTTGATCGTCCGTGGAGAGCGGCATCGGTTCCGGTTTAGGGTATGTCGTTATGCCGGTGTAATCAGGGCAACCCGGATAAGAGAGCCGCGCGCGGTTAGCCGTTCGCGGCTTTCCTATTTCGCGCCGACGACGCGCACCATGCAGCCGTGATCCGCTAAAATCTGTAGAAGGCTATCGACCGTCTTGCCGACGCCCGGCGCGTCCGCGTCCGGCCAGACCACAACCTTGCGCCCGGCGAGCGGCGACCAGTCTGTGTGTTTGACGCCTTCGGTTCCGCCTGCCCACGACACAATAGGACGACGCGTCGCCTCGAACATCGCATCGCGGCACTTCTCACCCTCGACGACAAACACGCCGCCAGAGCCCAGCGTTTCAAGCCCATAAAGCGGGCGCGGTTTTGGGAACGGGTAGCGACACCACGCCTCGCGGCCGTTCGGCAGACGAACCCACATAACCATAGGCGTCTCTTTCCGGCCGTCTGGCAGATCGTGGCGCAGCACGTAGCCATAGAGCGAGCCGTCTTCGCGCCGGTATGGGAAGACCATCGACGGCACGAATGAGCCCGTTTCGCGCTCTGTGCCCGCGCGCTTGGGGTTGTGGAGCGTCACGCGCTTGCCGGGCTCAATCTCGCTTGTCGGCTCGATTGGTTCTATCCCGGCGTAAACGTCTCGAACCTCAACGCGGCGCGGCGCTACGTTCGGCCCCGCCGATGCGCCGCCGAGGATGCGAATTGCATCAGGCAGGCTTACGCTCTTGATCCCCTGCACAAAGTCGAGAACGTCGCCCTTCGCGCCGCATCCGAAACAATGGAACCGCTGCACGCGGTCTTTGCCTGTAAAAATCGTAAACGACGGCGTGTCGTCTTCGTGAAAGGGGCATTGCGCGATCCATTCGTCGCCGTCTTTCATCAGCGGCACGCCAAACCGCGCCGCCGTTTCAGCGAGCGGAACTGAGCGCCGGAGTCTTTCCTTGTCGTCATTCATCCCAGTATCGCCGCCAAGTCTTCATCACACCGGGCGATGCCAGCGCGCCCACCAGCCTTTGCCACCGCTTCAATCCAAGCGAGCTGTTCGCGAGACGGTGTACCCTTCTCTGTCTTCACTTCGACTTGCGTGTAAACGGCAACCGTCTGCCCGAGCATGTCGGCCGTAACGACGACGGGCGACCAGCCGCCAAGGTCCGACATGCCGACGACACCAGCGTGAAATGGGCGAGCGTTGCGGATCACCACGTCGCCCGGCCCGAGCGCCACGCGCCTGCCGGGATACCCCTTCTCGACACGGCCGACCCACGCCATGCCGACTTGCTGGCGGAACAGCCGCGCGCCGAGTTGCGACGCGCGTGCTTGTAACCGGCGCATGAGATCGGCTTCGGACATCAGTATTTCTTGCCGCCGGCCGCCCGAGCCGCAAGCTTGTGATCAGCGCGCGTTCGGTTGTAACGGTTCTTTTCGATAACCGCCCCGGCAACATCGAGCCCGAGAGCGGCGGCAGTATCGAGAATGCGGATAATGCAATCTGCAAACTCGACTTCGCGCCCGTCGCGATGTGGGAGCTTGTCGTCTTTCAAACCCTTGCGATCCGCTTCCAAGGCTTCCGACAACTCGGAGTGCATCAGCGCGACGACTTCGCCAAAGTTCCGCTTGATCGCTTCTCCCGTCGCGGGGTTACGATACCAGCCTGCATCTTGTGCCGTGCGGTGCGCCAACTCTTGAGCAGCAACAAGACCCTCATAAGCCTTGCGCTCAATGTCACTCATTTTGTTCATCGCGCGCGCCTCAGAAAGGAATTTCATCTTCGAGTTCGTTGCCCACCGGAGCCGACACGCGCCGACTGGCGTTATCGTTCGGGTCTGACGCTTTGCGTCCGCCGCCTTCCCCAAGCAGGATCAGCTTCGCGTCGAAGCCGGTCAGAACGACTTCGGTTGTGTACCTATCGTTGCCGTCCTTGTCCTGCCACTTGCGCGTCTGCAACTGGCCTTCGAGGTAGAGCTTGCTCCCCTTCTTGACGTACTTCTCAATGACGGAGACGAGCCCATCATTCCAGACAGTCACACGGTGCCATTCGGTGCGCTCTTTTTTTTCGCCGGTCGCTTTGTCTTTCCAGCTTTCTGTTGTCGCCACAGACAGGTTCGCGACACGCACATCCGTGTTCACGTCCCGAAACTCCGGGTCCATCCCCACATTGCCGATTATCGTCACCTTGTTTAGATAGCCTGCCATTGTGCAATTCATCCCTGATTACGAGCCGATAGCCACGTCGGTAGCCGACTGTTTCGATGTGAATGCCGGAGCCTTCCAGCTTTTTACGCAAGTGACACAACGCGACTTTGAAACTGAGATACATGCGATTAGGAGACGGCCCGCCGTCAGGATCGTCGGCGTACATCGCATCGAAAATGCGTTCCGTTTTGACGGGGTGCCCCTTGCCGCGCCAGATCGCGCGCAGAATGCGCGATTGGTGATCGCTTATCTTGAAGTGGTCGATCACGATTTCTAGCGATGGGACGTGGACCGGTTGATTACAGCACGGACACGGGATCGGAGTGCGAACGTGGATCGTCATGCGCTCGCCCCTTCCCTCGCTAGCCTTGCCGTGAAGACGTGCGCGGCCCATTTTTCCGGGCGCTTGTAGCCTCGCGCTGTTCCAAGCTTAATCAGGTCTTCGAGCGTTTGCGCCTGAGCCTGTTCGCGCATCCGTTCGCGACGGATTGCAGCGACATCGATTTCCTGCAACTCACCGTCAACCTCGTCCAACTCGCGCGGCCCCACCGGCTCGCGTGTCGTCGGCGGGTAAACGTGGCCGCACTCGGGACACCGGGGCGCGGGCTCGTGCGTCGCGAAGCAATGTGGGCAAATATCAACTTTCGTGCTGCGGCCAGCTTTCTTGCGCCCGTCCAGCGACCACTCGCGTTCCTCATCGGGCAAGCCAAGGCGACCAATGTTGCCGACGAGATCGAGCAGGATTGCGGGACAAGGCTTCTTGCGGAGGCCCCGCCCTAGCTGCTGCAAATGCCGAGCCACCGATTGCGTCGGCGAATACTGCAACACCGCTTCAATCGTCACGTCGCGGTCAACCTGCGCGGCTAGATCGAAGCCCTCGCAGAACAGAGCACAGTTGACGATCACGTCAATCTGCCGGTCTGCGAAGCCGATGAAGGCCGCGCGGCGATCCGGTTGCGGCGTGTTCCCATCGAGTGCAACGGCCACAATGCCGTTGTCTCGAAATTCTGCGGCGAGTTGTTCGGAGCGCTCGACGGACGGCGCGAAGGCAATCGTGCGCTTGCCAAAAGCGAACTTGCGCCAGTGGCGGACAGCATCAGCGAGCACCGCCCGGCCGGACATCAGCGCATCGATTTCAGCCTGCACGTACTCGCCGTTACGCGTGTGCAGCTTTGAGACATCAACCCCGGCAGGAGCGAACGCGCGATACTCTGATAGGTGCCCGTGGTCGATCAACCACCGAACGGACGGCCCCATAACCATCGTGTCCCACACGTCGCCCAAAGGCTTGCCGTCTAAACGCTCAGGCGAGCCCGTGTAGCCAATGAGCCGCGCGCCGACTTCCTTGTAGTGGTTCGCGACCTTCGCCCAGCCGCTGGCTGCACTCAGATGCGCCTCATCGACCATGACGTAATGCGCGGGAATTTTCCCTAGCCGGTTTTTCAGCGTCGCGATTGACGCTATGTAGATGCGGTGATGCGGGTTGTAGTGATAGCCGGCGGCGACGTACGAGTATGGAATACCAAAGTGATCGAACGTCTTCGCCGTTTGCGTGATCAGGTCCACGCGATGGACACAGAAAATTACGCGCTTGCCAGCATCAAAGATCATCTTGATTAGAGCTGCCGCGAGCACGGTCTTGCCGAACCCAGTTGGCGCGAAGGCGAGGACCGAACTGTGCGTGCGCAGCGCGACGCGTAGCTTCGCGCGCAGTTCTTCCTGATCCGGGCGAAGTGTGATCATCGCTCAGCCCCGCCATCAGCTAGAGCCCGCACGACACGCGCGCGCATGTGCCAGAATTTGCGCACATGCGCCGCCACAGCCAACGCCGCATCCCTGTAGTGAAAGCGATAGCCGCGTTCAGGGTCATCTACCCACTGCGGCAAGTCCCCCTCACCGAGCCCTGCAAGGTACGTCGTCGTTTCACCGCGCGCGAAAGAGGCGATCACCCACATACGACCGCTTTCCTCAACGTGCCCGCCCCACTGCCCAGCCATAGTGTCACCTGTTGCGCATCACCGACCCGTCACCAGCTTGCGGATTTCCCGCTCATGTGGGGCCATGCGTTCGAGCCGCTTCGAAAGCGCACGCAAAACTTCAACGTCTTCGAGTTCGAGGGAGAGAAGAACAGGACCGAAATTCTTGGTCTGAGTGTCGCAGCAGCGCATCGTCAGCGCCTCGACGTATTCCGCCTGCTCCTTGATGCTCAACGTTGGCGGCGCGTTTGTTGTCATCGAGCCCCCGGCATCAGGTCTTCGGGCCTGAGATCGATTTTTAGCTCTTTGGCAACTGTCAAAAGATGTTTCTGGTCGCGACCATTGATCAGCCCTTCATCGTCCTTCAATGCCCTGCTAACCTTCGAGCGGTGGCGGTTGATCGCGCGCGCAAAATCGGCTTGAGACATGCCAAATTTTGCGTACACCCGCCGCCACGGTGTTGATGCGGTGTTGCTATGTTCCACGGTTTTGAGTGCCCCCAGTGCGGTAATTGCAACAATAATTACATGCTGTTGCGGCGTCAAGCAACACTTAGCAACACACAACATCGCAACGACAACACACCAAAAAATAGCGGGGATGGAGATGACGCTTGCGGCCTGTTGCGTTCCGTGCAACAACGTGCAGCAACAACCAACTGTGTGGGAGCTGCGTTTGCGCCAATGGGAAATAAGCCTGCGATCAATACTGAATGGTTTCACCAGCAATTCGAGCGTCAGGAATCATCACTTCGCAGCTTTGCCCGACATGCCGGCATGGACCCGGCGGTTGTTTCCAGAATGCTAAGCGGCCAAAGGCGAATGAAGCTTGAGGAAGCGCAGGAGATTGCGAACTTCCTCAGAGTGCCGCTAGTGGAAGTCCTGAAGCACGCAGGTTTATCGATTGACGACGACGGATCACCGACGCGCATTCTGCTCGCTGCGACCGTCAACGAAACCGGCCAAATCCAACGCCTCCCCGAGCCCCGGCCGCTGCCACAATCCGTGATCGAGAGGGCGCAGTCCGCAATCGACACGCTTCCAATGGTGATCGCCGCCCAAGTCCGCGCCCTGTCAGGACCACTGACAATCTTCGACGATGCCGTCATTCTGTTCGGCCATACGGACGCCGTGGACCCAGCGGCTATTGGCGTGCTTTCAGTGTGCCGCAGCTTTGCCGGGGAGCAAATCATTGCGAAGATCGAGCGAGCCCGAAAGACCGGCGAGGCTCGCGTGATTACGGTGGATGGAAAGACAAAGGAATTTGACTTGCACACCGCAACGCCGGTTATCGCAATCATACCTTAGAAGCACGAGAGCCGGCAGCATCACAACAAGCCGCCGGCTCTCCCCCTGCTCGCGCCCCCGCTGCCGAGCTAGACGTGCAGTTCCTTTCGGATTTCACGGCTTATATGGAGGCTTCGCGAGCCGCACCACTGGACACCGCTTGGCCGCTGCACCGGCCAACCCACACCCATAGGAACACGAGTGTTGAGATTGCGTCAATACCGTGTTGCGATTTTTTTCTAACACCGCCTTGACTGATGCTGCCTGTTGCTGCATGTTGCCATTATCGCAACATCACAACAGAGCGCAACACATGGCATCGATCCCCGCAGTCAACCCGAACATCAAGCCGGGTATCTATACCGGCATCCCGAACGAGGCGTATCACGACGGCCCCGGTATTTCGAAGTCAGGGCTTTGGACGATACACACGAAATCGCCCGCCCACTTCTGGCGCGGCGAGCGCAAGGAAACGAAGGCATTCGACTTCGGCGAAGCCTGCCACCTTGCCATCCTCGAACCGAACCTGTTCGAGAAGAAAGTCGTGCGCGGTCCCGACGACCGGCGCGGCAACAAATGGAAAGACCTCGCGGAAGTCTGCCGCATCGACGGCAAGCTGCTTCTCACGTCTGGCGACTTCGACAACGCCCTCGCGGTGCGCGATGCGGTCCACGCCGATCCGTTCGTGAGCAATATCGTCAACAGCGAGCACTCGCGGATCGAGGTGTCCGGCTACTGGATCGATCCCGAAACCAATGTTCTTTGCCGTTGCCGGCCGGACAACTACCGTGAAGACCTTGGCGTTATCGTTGATGTGAAATCAACGGCGAGCGCACACCCCGACGATTTTGCGCGCAGTGTCGTCAACTACGGCTACCACGCTCAGGAAGCTTGGTATTCGGACGGCCTTCGTGCGCTCGGCAAGAACGTCGAAGGTTTTGTGTTCCTCGCGTGGGAAAAGACCTCGCCCTACGCCTTCGGCATCTACGAGCTTCCCCCGGCAATCGTGGAGGAAGGCCGAGCGATCATGCGCCGCGCGCTCGAAACCTATGCGGAGTGCATGAAATCCAACATCTGGCCCGCCTACGGCAACGGCGTGCAGGAACTTGCCTTCTCCAGCTGGGCTTACCGGCTCACCGAGGCACCCTCAGCCCTCGACACGGAGATCGCCTGAAATGTCGCGCGCTCAGCAAGCTTACAAGTTTTGGAACGCCTCGCATTTTTACCGGCGTTCCGGCAAGGCCGACCGCACGCTTGCGGTCAAAATTCTCGAACAGGTTGCCGCCGACGCTGACGGCATCCTCAAGGATCGTGCAATCTCTCTCTTGGTGGATATTGACAATGAGCAACTCCAACGCGCTCGCGGTTAAAGAGGACCGCCACGTCACGCTTCGCGACCAGCTCGCGCGCATGACCCCCGAGTTTCGCAAGGCGCTGCCCGGCCACATCACGGCCGAGCGGTTTGTGAGAACGGCGCAGACGGCCATCGCCATGACGCGCAACATTGAAAAGGTGCGCAATCCAAGGTCATTGCTCGCGGCGTGCAGCAAGGCGGCGGCTGACGGCCTGATCCTCGACGGCCGCGAGGCCGCGCTTGTCATCGACTATAACGGCGAAGCTCAGTACCGGCCCATGATGCGCGGGCTTCTGAAACTCGCGTACCAGAGCGGCGAGATTAAAGGTCTGGTGGTGGAGGTTGTCCGGCAGAATGACGTGTTTCGTCACCGGCCGACGAACCTCTCCGAGCCCATCACGCACGAAATCGATCATGACGGAGATCGCGGCGCACCGCGCCTCGTCTATGCGTTGGCCGAACTGAAACAGGGTGGGATTGTTCACGCGGTTATGTCCGTCGCTGACGTGAACCGCATCCGCGACCGTTCAGACGCATACCGAGCCTACAAGGCCGATAAAATCAAAACCACGCCGTGGGCGACGGATTGGGATGAAATGGCGAAGAAGACCGTTTTCCGCCGTCTTTCCAAATATCTGCCAGCGAGCAACGAAAGCCGGATGCACCAAGCCATCGAGCGCGACGACAGCGACTTCATGACTATCGACGCGGAAGTCGTTGAAGATCGTCAGCCGGAAGCAGCCAAGCCCGCCGGGCCGAAGAAGCGCGGCGGCGCGGCGGCAGCACTCAAGGCCGTGAAGCCCAAGAAGGAAGACAGGGCCGACCCCGACAAGACCGAGCGAGAGCCCGGCGACGAAACAGAGATCAACCCGGAAACGGGCGAGATCATCGACGCCAGCGATTTCGATGAACTTCCGGGCGACGACATCTAGCGCCGCCCGGCGCATTTCATTTTCAGGAGAGGGACAATCACATGCACATTGAAGCGGGGAAGTATTATCTCAACAGAACTGGCGAATGCGTTGGACCGATTAGCCTCGCCGCGTTCGAGCACAACCCCTATGTCTGGCAGGACCCAGCCGGCCGCCTGTATCTGCCGAACGGCAAGGCGCGCACTGGCGTCCTACCCCACGACGAAGACCTTGTTACAGAGTGGATCAATCCGCATATGCCAGCCGAGCAGACCGCTGGCGAGTTTGTTACGCGTCATCCGCTCAAGGCGCGGGTCAGTGGCCCAGTCCCGCCGCCGGTTCCCAATCGTCCGGCTTACATGGAGCGGACGCGCGAACCCCGGCAGGCGTGTGACGGCGGCGATCCGTCATACGCCGCGCTAGACCGAGTTTTGAAAATGGCGCACGAGCAGGCATCGCGCGGCAAGGGCAAGGAGCGCCACGCTAACGGCCAGCCGTTCGACCGTCAGCCGATTATGGAGCTTGGTCGCATGTTCGGTCCCGGCTTCGCCGCCGGGCAGGCAGCGAAGAAGGCTCAGGAAGCAATGGGCATGATCGGGCGCGGCGATAAGAAGGCGGCCGTGGCCGAACTTCTCGGCGGCATCAACTATCTTGCCGCCTGCATCATGCTTGTGCAGGAGGGATAACATCAACAGATAGCAACATTCCATCATCACACTGTTGCGCATGTAGCAACATGATGCTATCAATAGGGCGTTCCGTTTAAACGGAGCGCCCTTTCGTCATCATGAGAGCAACGCATGACAACGCACCACCACACATGCCGGGAATGCGGAACGGCCCTCAGTGGCCGCCGTAGTGGGCAGGACTTTTGCGGCACACCCTGCCGCCAGCGTTTCAACAATCGCCGTATGCAGCGCGGCGCGGAGCTTTACGACCTGTTTCGCGCGCTTCGCCGCGAGCGCAGCACGGCCAAAGCCCTAAACCTTTGGACGCAGATTTGCAGGCTCGAACTGGGCTGGCACATGGACGACGAGAAGCAGCGGCCCGGCCGGCGCTCGTACATGCCCCCGACAAAAGCGCTGACGATCCTCTTTGACAAAGGGTCGCTGGAACGCGGCGAACGCCTCACCGCCGCGCGTCGCTGAAATTGCAATGCACATTACACTGGGGGAATTGATGGACACCAAGTCACGCGCGCCGACACAGGAAGCCTATGGCGAGTTGCAAGCCGCCTACGATCACTTCAACAAGGAATTGTTCGGCGGCGAGTTGCCGCCCTGCCTGATCACGCTACAGCGCAAGGACCGCCGCGTGATGGGCTACTACTCAAATGGACGCTTCGGCCACCGCCGCGAGGATCGCAAGACAGACGAGATCGCCATGAACCCGATGCACTTCCTAGCGTCGTCAGACATGGAAGCGCTGCAAACGCTTGTCCACGAAATGTGCCATCTGTGGCAGTACCACTTTGGCAAGCCGTCGCGCACCGGATACCATAACAAGGAATGGGCCGACAAAATGCAGTCAATCGGCCTGATGCCTTCGAGCACCGGCGAGCCCGGCGGCAAGACGACCGGCCAGCATATGGGCGACTATCCGATTGAAGGTGGCAGGTTTGAAGCCGCAGCCCGCGAACTCGTCGATAGCGGCTTTGTAATTTCATGGTACGACCGCGCCGCCGAACTTGCCACAGTGAAGCCTCAGGCCCCGGCAGGTGGCGAGGGTGACGGAGAGAGTGAAGGCGGCGAGAGTGAGAACGACGACGCCGAGGAAGCCCCGGCGTCGCAGTCTGGTAAGCGCGTGAAATTCACGTGCCCCGATTGCAAGGCGAACGCTTGGGGCAAGGCGTCGCTCAAGATCATGTGCGGCGGTTGCAGTGTGCCGTTCGAGCCGGCCGCCTAGCGCTTCGAGATCACGGCACCAAAAAGGCGCGCGGCTATATCAGTCGCCGCCTTGCTGCCGAAATAGAAGCCAATCACCATCATCACAATGCCGGTGACTTGCGGCCCCGGATCAGGCGTAACGCCCCAACCAAGCACCGTATCCCACACGACGATCTTAGCTACGTAGACCAGCGCGCACTTGCCGATCAGCTCGCGCGTTGACCACCACCTATCCGTTTGCGCGGCCGTCGTCGCGAGTGCAATCTGCCCTTCATAGAACTTGATTGCTTGATCCGCCGCGAGCTTGTCTTTGTTCGTCTGTGCAGCGATCCGCGCCTGATAGGCGCGTTCGAGCGGCGCGATCAGCTTATCGAGAAGCCCGCCCGTGAGAAGTGAGATCAGCCACGTCATTTCGATACCCACCGCTGTTCTGCGTAATACCAGACTTCGGCGGCAACGCCCGCGAGTGCGCCGATAGCCAACTGAACCACTTCGACGACATCGCCGTCAGCGGCGAGCATGGTACCAAACTCATCAGTCAATAGCCCCTTGGCGACGAGGAACGCCGCCACGTACCTAAGCGCGATGCGGGTGATTACGGTTGTCATGGATCGAACCTCCTATTGTGGCCCGACCATGCCCCCGCAAGAGTTGAGACGTTAAATCGACGGAAGGTTGCCCGTCGAGACGACGCGCCAGAGCGCTGTGAGGAACAGAGCGAGCACGATCCAAATTGCGCGGACAAGGTGCCCGTTTAGTCGCTCGACGGATTTCTCGATGCGTTTGAGCGCCGCGACTGTGTGCGGCTGTTGTGCCTCAAGATTGACGACGCGCCCGGCAAGCCCGTTGACCCGTTCGTGCAGCTTATTGATTTCCTCGCGCATGTAATCGTCAGTCTCCCGCGCGCGGCCCCTTTTCCGCGAAGGCGCTCTCCGAGACGCTTTAGCGCGTGTACTTTTGTCGTCATCCGCCACAGTCGATCCCCCGCGTTTGGGGCATTTACTCACGAAACGGTTGTTGCGTTCGCACAACATACAAAACAGTACCGTGAGCTTTTCGTTCGCGTCCGTTGCTTTGATTGCTGAGTGTTGTTTTACTCTGTTGCAGCATTTGCAACGCGGGGATCAACACTATGAAACTTAGGCGCTGGTATTTCGCCATCAACGACGCGGGCATACCGCATTTCGACCGCTGCATCCGGGTCGCGCTCAAATCCGCCAAGGCGAACACGCGGCTGGAACCGATCTGTATTTACTCAGGGAACGGAGCGCCGTTTATCGACGAAATCAGACGAATGGGCGCAACGGTAATCCGGCACAAATCCTCTCTGGCCGACGCCATCGCCAACACCGAGAACGCCAATGGTTGGCATAAAAATATAGCCACAGGCGCGAACCTGCGGCTCGATATCCCGATCATCGAGAAGAAGGACCCGTTCGTTCTCTACACCGATTGCGATGTGATGTTTCTCAAGCACCCGAAGGTTGACGAAGCGCCGGAGTATTTCGCCGCCGCACCCGAGCACGACAAAACAAACTGGTCGTTCGCGAACACTGGCGTGATGGTCATCAACGTTGAGAACATGCGCAGGGATCACAGCGCACTGATTGACTTCGCCGCGCCGCGCCTCAACACATTTGGCCCGCTTGGCAAGGGCACCTATGATCAAGGCATCTTGAACGCATACTATGCCCGGCGCTGGTCACGCCTGCCCCTTGAGATGAACTGGAAACCCTATTGGGGCATAAACCCCAACGCATCGATCATCCACTACCACGGCCCAAAGCCACAATTTGTTGAGGCAATCCACGAAGGCCGCGACGTGCCGCCAGTATATCGAAGCCTGCACGCCCGCGATCCCAATGCTTACCGGACGTTGCTGGACCAGTTCCTTGCAATTGAACAAAGCAGCCCGCCTCGGTGGTCTTGGCGGCGAATATTTCAGCGCGCTTAAAGCAACAGCGTTCCGCTGAGCGCCAACCGCCCCGAGTTATCCATAGGCAGAGCCGTGGCGGCTGCTCCGGTAGCAGCCGTACAGAGCGTGATAGTGGCCGACGCGCCGGCCACAAAGGCGTACACTGCCGCCGCAAAGGTCAGGTCACTCACATACAGAGCCAGCGGGATCGTCATCGTTCCATTCGTGAACGGCAGCCCTGTGATGGTCAGGTTGCCTGTACCTGTGTGCGCCGTCCATGCGATGTCAACGTTAAATAACACCGCGTTGCCTATCTTCGTGTACTTCCCGGCTTGCAGGGAATAAGTCCCGACCCCCGCCGCTGTCGTCCCGGTGATTACCGGCGTGAATGTCCCTTCCTCGTAGTCGTCGAGCGTGTTGGCATCGGCGCTCGGGCTCTGCGTCGCCGGGAACTTGAGCTGACCGTTCACCAACCGAACATCATTCGCGCCGTAATGTAGGTGCTGGCCCAGCCAGTTGTTGGCCCTCGTGCCGAAATTGCGCCCGACCGTGGCATTGCCGCTCGGATCGACCAGCGGTGCGACACCTATCGTGTTTGGATGGTCATAGACATAATTGCCGTGGATCGCCGCCGTCACCGAGTCGGCGTCCAGATCGACCAGTGTGTAGCAGAAGAAGAAGAAATTGCCGTACACATGCAGCCGCCGAGCGCCTATACCTTGGATGCACGTGTTAGGGAGAGCCGTCGTCGTCACATTCTCCGAATAGAACTCGTTGCCCGAAACCGTGACCGCATTGGCCCCGTCCAGTAGGACATGCACGAAGTTCGCCGGAGCTTCTTTCCGTGAGAAAAACAGATTGCCCGAGATGCTGTGGAAGATGGCGGAGATTGTCGATCCGTCTGTCCCCAGCACGATGTTTCTTGAAAAGCAGGCTATGTGGTTATCGCGCACGTTGAGGTCGTTGATCGACCCAGTGGCACCAGCACTCGCATTAACACCTACGTTGTTGGCAAGCAGGACGTTTTTGGTAACCTCAATGCCTTCCGAGAAACCCGTTATCTCTATGCCTATCTTCTTCCGGCTGAACGCACTCTGATTGACATAGACTTGCGAACTGTCGTTGATCCGCAGGCCGAAAGTGTCGGTCGGGAACGCACCGCCAGCTATATCGCCCTCCCGCCCCATCGTTCGCACCTTCTCCACGTGCGTGTAGTTGGCCTTATCGAGTGTGATTTCCTCCAACCACCCATGCTCATTGCCCGTGCCCTCGAAGCGATCCTTGCCCATGATAAGCAGGCCGGTCAGGTCGGCGGGGACCGTCTTGTTGACGGAGTTCGCATAGACGAACGCCTTGCGGGTGTTAACCACATCCGTCAGGAGCGCAAAATCCCGAACCGAAAACGTCTGATAGGCCCCATTCTGGGTCAGCGTAATGCCATCGCAGTCTCGGAACAGGAAGCCGCTTTGTCTCGCAGAGTTCCCGCGAATGACGAGACTTTCAGTAGCGAAGGCTAAAGTGTCTCTGGTGGCATAAACACCCGACAGGAAGACCGGCTTTCCAGTAGCGTTTACTTCCGTCACCAGCGCCGCCAACGCCGCCGTGCTGTCCTCGGGATCATCCCAATCTGAGATTGCGACTGCGCCAAAATCCTCTGGGCGCAGAGCGGTGTTCGAGATTGCAGCATCGTCAAGCTCATAGCCAGTTTCGTCGCTCTTGACGTAGAGCTGCTTGCCCGCATCGCCGGCAAGGATCGGTGGGAGGTTGACGCCCGCAGCGCTCGCCGCAGCCGCCGCCGCCGATCCAGCCGCCGCCGTGGCGCTTGCAGCCGCCGCCTGCACCTGAGCCGGCACAGAAATGATTTCCGCCTCGATACCCGCAACAGCGTTAATGTTTTCAGCGTTCGCGGCGACCGCATTGATGGTTTCCGAGTTGGTGGCGACGGCGACGACGGGAGCCGCGATGCCCGCCACGGTCGCCACGTCTGCAACGATATCAGCCACAGCGCCGATATCCTCCGCATTGGCGGCGACCGTACTCACATCATCCGCAATCCCTGCCACGGTCGCCACGCCCCCGGCGATGCCCGCAACAGTCGGCACATCAGCCGCGATCCCCGCAACCGTCGTCACATCCCCCGCCACGCCCGCGACCGTATCGATATTGTCGGCGCTATCGCTCAGACGCAAAATATCTTCGACCAATTCATCAAGCGCGCTAGCGTCAGACGACGCCGGGATCGTCACGGCGCGGTCAAGCCGCTCACTCAATTCCTGATCGCGCATGACGCTCAAGTCGAAGGCTTGTTCAACAGTCTCCGCGTAGTAAGCGCCCTGATTTTCGAGATCGACTTCTTGCGTAAAGGGAACGTTCCGAAGGATCGTAACCTTTTTGTCCGAAGTCGGCGCAGTGGCGAGCGTGACCTTCCCGCCGTTCGCTTCGCCTACCCCGCTCACCGTGTAATCGGTGCCGAGCGTTAAGTCTGTCTCGATGCCATCCTCTTGCAGAATGACGCGCAGATGTTCCTGATCATTGATCTTGAACGTGTAATCGAACTGCGTCGTAGAACCGTTGCCGGTATAAGGACCAGAGCGGCTATTCGTGCTCGAAACAGTCATGTAGGTGCCCCCGCTATTTCAGGGCACCTTACGGACGCATGGTTATCGGCCTCTCCTTCCTAGCAGATACTCAAGCGGCGACACGTCCTTGCCCTCAGCATCGCGCCAAGCCGCATCAACCGCGCGGTTGATTTGCGCCGCAGGCAACCCGGTCGCGAGCCCCGTGGCGTTGATTATCCCCTTAATGTCGCTCGCCTTCACGTCGTCGTCTGAGAACGGAGCCTTCGCGATGTTGAACAGACCGCGCCCGCCCTTGGCTGCATCGCCCACGATGCCACCATACGCACCGCCGCCGTCAAAGCCCTGATAGACGCTCGCGGCGTCGCGCACGAACGGGATCGTTCCCATGACCGCGAGCCCGGTTTCTTTTGCGAGGAATGTGGTCCAACCATCATCGTCTTCGCCGTCGTCGTCATCCGGCAAGCGGCCTCGGATCGCGGCCATGAGAACCGCTTCGAGCGAGAATAGGAACGCCATATCGAGCGTCCACGAAAGCACTTCTGATGCCGATTTCGTGCTCACACCTTCCTGCCGTATCGCGCGCGAAGCCTTACCCGTCCGCTCATAAGCAACATTGAACTTCGCGAACATGTAGCTGCTGAGTGCAGTGAACAGGCGCACAACATCGTTCTGCCGGGCTGTACGCGACACAGACCCGCGTTCAATCGCTGAGCGATCCGAGAACAGACCCGACGCCTGAGCGCGCTTCACAATGTCGTCGGCGTGCGCGATAGCCGCCGCCTCATCGCCGCCAGAGCGCCGCAAGCCCTGATGATACCCGGCAAGCCAAGTGGGAATATCGACCAGAAGCCATTGAACTTTTGTCATTAGCCAGAACGCCGCCGGGCCAACCCACTCGGACTTTACTTCGCCCCACCGAGACGCGACCGGCCCCGTCTTTGGATCGTTGTAGAAGTCATAAATATCCTTGTTGAACGTCGTGGAACGCGCCGCCATGAATGGCGACTTGGCCGCTATCTCCGCAGCAACGCCCGGCCGGAAGGATGCTTGCAGCCCGCGCACGAAATCGCGCTTGCCGACGACGACCATAGTTTGTGCCAAGCCGGTAATCTGCGACGCGACCGTCACGAGGTTGAAAGCCAGCTTCGCCGCAGTGAAATTCGACTTGAGCATACGCGCTGAGCGGCCGACAAAATCGGAGGACCGCAATTCACCCTCAGCAACATCCTTCAGCCATGTTTCGAGCGCGTCGAAGTCTGCTTGTCTGCCGGCGTCCGTAAAGGCCGAGCGCACGCGGCTGTTTTGCAGGATGCGCCACGAGTTGGCGACAGGCTCGCTCAATTCGAGATCATAGATCACCTGATTGACGTGCCGGTGCAGCACGGACATGTCGAGATCAACGTCGCGACCCGAGGATTGCGAACGGTTCTTCAAATGCCCGTTGCGCGTCTGCGCTTTGCCGAACCTGCCCGCTTGCAACGACTGTGCTATTTCCTGCGTTTCGTCATCCCGAGCAAGAGACGAGAGCCGTGGATCGTACTTGATCGGATAGTAACCACCCCGCATCGTCTTGCCAGCAATCACAACCGGGCGCGCTTCTACCCATTGAGGCTCAACGCCCGTGGTGCGCTTCTCACGCGCGGCAATGTCGGAGCGGAACGTTTCGAGGTAATCCCACACCGATTGCACAAAGGACGCGTCGCGCTCATCGAGCGATGCGAGGATCGCCGTAACCTGTGCCTCAGTGAACGACCCGCGAACCTTCGGATCGGTCAAGCGCTGGTAGTTCCCCTCGTTGCCCGTGTTGAGAGCAACGGCGATCCGTTCCCATTTCGAGAGTGCAAAGCCCAATTCAGGCATGTGACGGCGCACGGCCATCGCCCGCCGCTCCTTCTTGGAATAGACGGAATACAGCTTTTCGAGCGCCCTAGCCGCGTCCTGCTTGCGCACGGTCAACCGGTTCATTGCCGCGTCAATCGGAGCTTTTAGGTTGCGGATCGCCGCGCCAGCGTCCTTGAACCCGTCGATTTCCCTCAAAATCGTCGTGGCATTCAACACTAGGTCGAGGAACTGACGCCCGGCATTGCGCGCAGCCTCAGCCTTGGTGCGGACGCGCCCCGGAGGACGTTTCGGCAGATTGGCATCGAACGCCGAGACAATCTCCGTTACGACCTCATCGAGATCGCGCTGCTTCTGATCATCAATAAGCTTGTTCCAGCGCTTCGCAACGTGTTCGAGGTTTTTCATGCTATCGATCACGCCACGAAGATGCTCGACGGAAAGCGTCTTGTACGGCTTGCGTGCGGCGTCCGCGAGCACCGCTTCGGGAATTGCAAGCTCATTCTCGCGCCCGGCGGCTATCATCGCCTGCACGAACGCATTGAGCGATCCGCGCCGCTGCTCTGCCGCGCCGCTCATCTTGCGGAAGTCATAGCGCTCCAAGAGTTCATCGATTGCCCCGAGGTAATCTATGTTCGCGTTTTCGCGCCGCCCCGCGCCAGCAATCTGCTCGCGCGTCGTTTTCTTGCTCAGGCGGCGAACATAATTTTCCGCCTTCTCGACCTCATCGACGACCTTAAGCGCTTCCGTGTAGAGCGCATGGTTAAGGAGCTGTCGGCGCTTGGCGTCGATCAAGTTAGAAACGAGCTCGTTGTAACCTGCCGTGTGCGCTGTGCGTTCGCCGCCGGCAATCGTCTGCGTCGTGCCGTCCTTGCGCGTGATCGTGCGGTCAGGGACCGTGAATGTCGCGTCGCTGCTTTCGAGCATGGCGTTGCGCCGCTCTATTGCCGCCGCCAGCGTATCCGGTGACACATCGCCCTTTGCCGCCGCCCGCGCCTTTGCTTCGAGCCGCCGATTTGCAGCATTGAGCCAGACGCCATTTCGAGCCAATTGCGCAGCCGTGCGCTCCGCCTCTTGCGCCGCCTTGCGTTCAGCCGTGAGGAAGCGACGCGCCGCCATCGCGTCACGCACGCGCATCCGGGCGATTGTCAGCCGAGCTGTGGCGCGCGCCTCTTTCGCCGTCAAGCCGATTTCGACGCCCGCCACTTCCGCGACCGCCTTCAATTCTGCCGCGATCCACTGTGCGCGCTTGTCCGTGTGGACGGCCGCGAGCGCTTCGGCTTCAATCGTTCCGTCGTGGAGCACATCGCCGTGCAGCTCGCGCATGACGCGATCAGTCTCAGCCTCAATTGCATCGGTGCGCTTCGGCGCGCGCTCCATCGCTTTAAGCATCTGGTCGCCGCTATCGAAGCCGAACCACCCGGCAGCAACGTCAGGGTCAACGCCCCCGTCAACCGTGTAGACGGTTTGCTTGCCGCGCGGCAGCGTCTTAAGGATGCCTTCGCCGTAACGCTCGACAAGGATATCTTTCGATAGCCGCATGTCGGGCATTTCTTCCGGTTGCCCCTCACCCAGCCACCGCTTGTTACCCATCCACTCTATGGCGCGGAAATGCGGGTAGGCGTTTACCTGCGTCGCTATCTGTTCCTTGACCTTGGCGCGCTCGTCCTTGAACCATTTTTCCGCATCGCGTTTAATCGGCTGCATGGTTTCGCGAAGCAGGCGGGCTTTAGCCGCGTCCTCGCCCTGTTGCCTCAACTTCATGAGGCTTGCGTACTCGTCTGCCGTAAGCCCAAGCTGCTCAGCCGTCGCGAACACGGGCGATGACCCGCCAACATCCGATTGCGCCTTTGCGATTTCCTCATCCGTGGCAAGCATCCGGTCGAAGACGCGGCGAATGTCGTCGGACAAGCTTACATCCAGCCCGGCAAGGCGCTTGTACACTGACACGAGCCAAGCCCGGAACTTCTCGAACACCGAACGCAATTCGGCGTTCGGCGCGCGGCCTTCCATCAGATACGCCTCGAACCCGCGTGCGAATTGTTCTTGGCCACCGACTGCAGCCCCGTGCGCCGCGCTTTCGCCGCCGCCAAGCATACTTTTCTGGCCGGGGACAAAACCCTTGCGCGCGAGGCGAAGCGACTTCTTGCCCTCACGCCGAACGAGCGTAGCATTGCGCGCCGCCAGCTCCCCGCCCACGTCGTTAATGCCACCTCGTTCCGCAATAAATTCCAGAAGCGTTCGGCGCTTGTCGCGCACCGTCTTGCTCGAACGCGCTTCGGCAAGCGTCCGCGTCAACTGGTCAACGTCTTTCGATTGGATACCTTCCGGCAGCGATCCGCGCACACCCGGCAGGGGGTAGGCTTGCAAAAATTCTTCGGTTGTCATCCCCGAGCGTTCGGCCATGACGCGGTAGAATGCCGGGTACAGCATTGCTTCCGTGGTCGCCACGTCCGTGGATCGACCGGCCTCACGAAGCCGCGACACCATCGTGTCATAGATTTCCTGCTCGAATGAGCGCAGTTCTTCGTCCTGCTGGCGAAGCTGTTCGGCAAGGTCCCAAGCTTCTTGCAAAGCGTCTTCGGAGCGTGCGTTAAACTCTGCCGCCTCCCGCGTGGTGAACTCGTCAGGATCGAAGCGCATGTTTTCCATAAGGAAAGCATCGTGCTCAGACCCCGCCAGCTTGGCCGCATAGGTTGCAGTCGGGATTGCGAGATCGCCGCCGCCCGCAAGCGCCGTGTCGAGATCGTCTTGCGTCACGCCCTCAAGCTCATCCACGACCGCGCGCGGATCGAGGCCCGCCGACTGGAAATACTCCACGAACTCGCGCGCCGGGATGAATACGTTTTCGCCGCCAGAGCCAGCCGTCGCCTGCGCTACGAACTCGCGGAACTTTTCGGGAGATCGCGCACGCAACGCAGATGCCCGAGCTTGCGCGGACACGTCCCCGACTTGCTTCGCCATGCCGTCCGTCTTCTTCGACCGCTCGCGGTCCTTCGCGAACTGACGCCCGGCAATGCCGAGATCGACCGGAGTTGTCGCCAGTTCCGCCAGACCTTCCGCAACGATTTCATTCCAATCGATTTCCTGCCCGGCCGCGAGCCGCGCGGAATACTCGCCTAGCGAACCGCTAAGCGCCTGCTGCACGCCTTGCGCTGCGGCCTCAACGAACGGATTGCCGGCAAGAGTGCGCCCGGCGAGCCCCCCGGAGGCAAGATCGAATGCGCCAATCACCATGCCACGGATCACGCCGCGCTCGCTCGCTTCCTTGAGCAATTCTGGATCAGCGAGTATGCGGCCAACGTCTTCCGCCTTGCTCAGATCAATGCCCTTTTCGGCGAGGAAGTCGGCCGGCGAAACAAAGCGTTCCGTCAGGTAACTGCCGCCCGCCATGACGCCAAGACCGGCGGCTGGATTGCGCGTCGCGAGCGTTGTCGCAAGACCGGCTGCGAGCTGAGGCGCACTCTGTCCGGCGGTTTCGAGCGCCCACGACAGCACGCCAACCGGATTGCTTACGAGCGTCGCGCCGATATTCTGCAACGTCTGCCCGAGCGTCGCACCCTTCACGAGCATCGTCTTTTCGGCTTCCGTGGCAATCGACGATTTCGGGATCGCCTTGAGCCGTTCGATGTTTTCGTTGAGCGCCGCCGCGTACTGGCGCGCGGCTTCCGCGTCGTCCGTTCCGATCAAATCGGCGTACTTGGCGTCGATGTAGCGACCCGTTGCCGATATAAAATCGCCAAGCGTCGGCCACATGCGAATGTCGCCGCTCGCGGTTTTAACAACCGTGCGCTCATCTTCGAGGATTTGACCGAAGGTCCGCTGACGATCCTTATACCGCCCGCCCGTCTGTTCGAGCATGTATTGGTTGAACATCTGCTTTGACTGTTCGCCAGCCCGAGCGAGCGTGTTCACCGTGCCGCGCGCGAAGCCCTCGAACCACGACAGGCTGCTGAGATCGTCTTTGGCAACGGCCGCGTTCTCAGGATCGCGCAGCCATTCGGAAAGGCGCGGCGATCCCGAGAGGATCGTTTCGTTCTTCTTGCGCTCGATTTCCGCCTGAAACACACTGCGGTTTTCGGTGACGAGGGGCAGCGGCGGCTTGGGGCTGCCCGTGATCTTCGCGAACTCATCAGCCGTTTTCAGGTCCGTCGCAACCTCGTCCGGCTTGACGTTTGTTGCGGAAAGAACGACGTTTGCGGCGTTGGCCGTGTTCTGCTGCTTCTTGGCTTTCCAAGCTTCGTAATCGGCAAGCGTGTCCATGTTCCACCGTGAGAATTGCCCCACGATGTTTTTAGGCGGCAAAGGTTGCCGCGACAGATAAGGAGGGAGAACCGTGATTATCGTGATGACATTTGCCGCGACCTACTTCGCGATCCGATACGCCAGCCTTTCGCTCGCGCCCGGAGCGTGGCGAACGGCCTTGATCGCCGTAACCGGGATGGTCGCCGCTCCGGTTATCGGGCTCGCTCTCGGCTCAATCGGTGCGCTGATCGCGCCGACGCTTACGCCGTACATCGACACGAATGCGGCGGTCGCCGCCGGTCTTCGCGCCGGCGTCATCGCCATGCTGGCAGCGCCGGTAATAACTTGGATCGTCCGCCGCCGCCCGGCAGTGGTTAGCGATTGAGGATAAACTGTTCGTATCGCTCAACGACTTCCTCGTCACTCGGCTTTCGACCCAGCTCGTTTTCGAGATCGATAGCGATGCCGCGCCGCAAATCGAGCGGTATATCCGTGTACTCGACGGCAATCTCAGCCGTTGACGCATCCGGGCGGTTGCCCAACTCAAATGCGCGGGCTTGCGTTTCGTTCGTGCCCCACAGCCATCCCGGCGTTTTGATCACCGCCGGCAAGAGCAACTTGTTGATCATCGACTGAACGTCAACTTGTGTCGGCTCTTGCTTCTTTTCGCGTTTAAACGCTTCCATTTCTTCGGCCAAGGCGTTCTGAAACCGCGCGACCCTGAGTGCAGCTTCCTCGCGCTCGGAACCCTTCTTTCCTGCCGTAGTGATGCCGACAGCTTCAAGCTGCTGCGAAGCCTGCGAGAACGCGGCTGTGAGATTGAGGTTGTCGCGCCGTGCCTTGCCGGAGTCAGCCAGCACTGACGTTTGCGCTTCCGTCAGAGAACGAATGTCTTGTTTCGATAGCCGGTCGCGGTATTCGTTTAGGTCTATGTTCGCGAACTCAAGCGGGTTGGTCGCGGAGTAGCGGCGCATCTGATAGAGCAGCACTTCATCACTCGTTACGTCGCGCCCCTTGGCCGCCGTTTCGAGGTAGTTCCACGCCGACGATACGGCCGACATGCCAGCCGCCTGCCGAACGTCCATCGGCACATCATCCGGCGTCAGTCCCTGATCGATGTACTTCCAAAGCTCAGCCTTTGCCGCGCGCTCATTCTGTTCGGCCGCCTTGCTCTGAACCTCTATGGCCGTGAAGACACGCCGACGCGCGATGTCGCGCACGTCGGGATCGGAGATATTCGACAGCCTGCGCTCGATTTCATCATAGGACGGCATGGCAGCCCGAGCGGCAACGTACTGGGATCGCGGCGCAACCGTGCCGGAACGCGCTCCGGCCGGCTCGACATGCCACGGTTCATGAGCCATAGGGAAGAACAGGTTGTATTTGCGAGCGTTCGCGTGCACCCAATCAACGACCTCTTTGGGAGCGTGCGCGAGCGATTGGCCGTTATAGGCCAGATCGACTGCTTGCCCGTGGTTATGGTTCGAGCGGCCCGGCGGCGCGACCCAGCGGCGGGCTTTAGACGGCGAACCGTACTTCTTGAGCGCGTCCGCATATAGCTCGCGCTGCCGCTCGACCGATCGATAGCCCGAGAGGATGCCGAGCCCGTCGCGAATTTCCGGCGGCGCGTCCTGTATCATCGCCGCAAGGTTCGTCGCGAATGTTTCATCCAGCCCATCAACGTGCGAGCGGCCGTGCCCGGCAGTAAGGCGCTCGCGAAGGAAGGTCCGCGCGTCCGTCGCGCGCGCGCCGTTCGCCGGATCATCGCCGCCAACGGACGGCTTGGACGAAGGATCGCGGCTTGCCTGCAAGATCGCGTCGGCTTCCCTCTTGGCCTTCTCGTTCTTTATTTCCGTTTCGAGCGTCTTCGTCACGGCGTAGCTATCCGCGCCGCTCAAAGCGTCCTTGTGATCCTTTACGTACTGTTCCGCCGCAATCGGATCGTCCTGAGCCAGACGGAGCGCGACGTTCTTATGTACGCCCGAGACGAAATCGCGCTCTTGCTTTGCCAGCGCGTCGGCGCTCCACCCTTCGAGCTTGCCGCGTTCGCGCATTTCCAAAAGACCGGCCGCAATGTTCTTCGTCACGAGCGCCGGGCTATCGTAGTTGACGAGCGCATCGTTCGCGAAAGTCTCGATCCGCGCCGCCGACGTTTGCTTGATCCAGCCCTTGCGTTCGTTCGCGCCGTGGACAATCGCCTGCTGCTTTGCTGACTGCAATCGCGCCGTCGAGGCGTTTTGGTAGCTCAGCGCCGCTTGCCCGGTCAGCCCCTTGCCGAACTCTTTGCGCTTTTCATCTGCCTCACGCTCGAAGGCCGCACGCGCGTCAAGGGCGTTCCGGCCCTCAAGCGTCATGTACCCGCCTTCGCCATACATGCGCTCGCGCATCCAATTGGAATAAGCGTTGTCCGCCTCCTTCGCGCGCGTGGCGTCCTCGACCGCCTGCAACTCAGCTACGACATTGCCGGCCATTTCGACGCCGCGCGCTACCGATTGCACCCCGCGCCCAACGTCCGCGCCGAAGCTCTCCGGCGTGGCGCGAACATCGATGTTCTGCCGCAGGTTCGGCCGAAGCGAGACGTTCGGCGTGTATTCAGGAACCCTTACCATCGCCGCCCCTTAAGATATTTTGCCGATTGAAGTTTGATACTGTCCGTACGCCTTCGAGGCACCGCCGAGGATCGTTCCGGCCGCTTGCAGATAGCCGCCCGTCCGCGCGCTGGCGGCCTCCATCCGGCGCAGGTTGGCGTTCGCGCGCTGGTTGCTCGCGTCCACGCGGTTCTCGTAGGCTTCGCGATAGGCATTGCTGCGGATCGTCAGCGCATCCAGCTCGCCAAGCGTGGCTGTATCAACGATTGTATCGAGCGGCGATCCGAATGACACATCAAGCCCGTTCGCCGCGAGCGCCACTTCCTGAGCGCCCTTGATCTTGGCGACCTCCATGCGCTTGCGCTGTTCTTCAATCTGCCCGCGCTGGATCGCGTCTTGCGCCCGCCGCTCCGCAAGCCTCGCGTTCATGTCCGCGACTTGAGCGTTGTAGCGGCTCGCCTTAGACGCCGCTTGCGCCTGCTGTATCGTGCCCACCGCCCCGAGCAGGGTTGACCCTATGGTCAGGATTGCGGGGATACCCGGAATTGCGCACATCGGTTGCCCTCAGTTCAAACATGTGAAACGCATGGCCCCGGTGCATGATCGGATCGGAGATCGAGAACCCAAGCCAGCGCAGCCAACGGATCGACGCCGCGTTACGGGCATCGACAAAGTTCCTCAATACCGAATACCGCCGCAATAGTTGGCTTATCCATTCGCGCGATCCGCGAAGAAACTCGACCTGATGCGCCAACACGGCATCGGTCCCGAGCAGCCACGGCGCTCCGACCCCGGCAAGAATGTTGATGTCGCCTACGCCGAACATCACTTCCGGTTGCCCGTCCATCACCACCGTCCACGCGCGCGACGACTTGCGCAGCGAGAACGTCAGTGCTTCCGCCGGCGTGCTGTCGTTCATGGCTTCGACCTCGCGCCGGTCATCCTCACGCATCCTGTCCGCAATCGTCTGGATGTGCTCAGGCGCGGCGCGAACGATTTCGGTGCTCATCTGCCAATCGTCACGTCCGGCATTATCGCGAGAATGGTCATCGGCAGCGGGTCGAACTGCTTCACCCACATTCGCCCGTTCTTGTTCCAATCCCACTGCGGCGTAATGCTTATGTCCCCAGTGTAGAGCCGGATCGCTTCGCCCCATGCCTCGGTTGAGCGCTGCTTGTACTCGACAAGGTGCTTGCTCTCGCGATCACCGTCGTAAGGCCCGATGAAAATTCCGCGCGTGCGCTCGACACGAAGCGTCACTTCGCTGACAGATTTCTCGCGTCCCTGCACCGTGCCCAGACCCTGCACCTGCCCGAGATCTAGGTTCATAGTCTCAAGCGACGCGACCATCGGCAGACCGATGTTCACCTTCGATGCAGCGTTCGGCAGCGTCACGCCGACGCCGCCGGTCACTTCACCAACCGTCAGGTTTCGCACCACGTTGCCGTCAGCCAACGCCACAACCGTTTCGCCTTTCAGGTGATCAAGACCGGTAATCACCGTGGCCGGGTTGCCTTCATACGTCAGCCCGCAATCGACGAAGAACGCATCTTCAATAGTCTCAAAATCTCGCGTGTGAAGCCTCTCGACGTACCGCTTCCATTCACCATCGACCTTTCGCTTGACAACGAAATACGGCACATCTTCGAGCCCTTCGCGCGTGACTGTCACATCCTCGAAGATCGCCTCGCACGCGCTTTCATGGCGCGTCCAAGCCCACACGTCATGCTCTTTCATGTATGTGAGCGAGCAGAGTTTGCCGTTGTCGAGAACCGCCCAAGCCATCGAGTACGGCGACTGAGCGTAGGCCCAAGACTTGATTGTGCGCCCCTCGAACATGTGCCGGGCAAGGATCGTCAGGTCTTTGCCGTCATAGCTGTTCGTCGCAAAATCATACGAAAAATCGCGCACGACATTGCCCGTTCCCTGCGAGAACAAAATCGTGTTGCCAACGATAATCGGCTGCACCTTGGCGGAGCCGCGATAGCCGTGGTTGTCCGTGCGCAGTGACGACGGCGTGATTGCGTCGCTCTCCGAACCGCCACTGATAACCCACTCACCGCCAGACGTAAGGACCATAAGCCCTTTCACCGCGATCATAGATCGGATTTCGTTCACCCTCTGTGAGCGAATGCGGAACGTCACGGCGTCATTCGGCTTCGCCGGCGAACTAACGCCGAAATTCTGATAGTTGGCCGTCTGGCTCATCCACACCGCTTGCGGATCATTCTTGGTCGAAGCGAGTGCAAGCCTTTGCTCAACGAAGGCCGGAACGCGCGGGTAATTCCCCTCGCCATCGAACGGATTGCGCGCCGTCTGCGGCGTGTCGGAAATGTCCGCCGTGATGTTGTTATCCGTGAAGAACGTCGTTTCGGTGCGGCCGATATAGCCGTACACGCCATTGCTTTCCTTGTAGACGATATACGCCGACGCGCCGGGAACGGCCGTCCAGCTAAGCCGGTTCGTGTTGCCCTGATACTCAAGCGCGTTTTCAATCGAGACGGGATCGGAAGGCAAGCTTTCTTCGCCGGTGTCCGCATCGACGGCAGAAACCACGTACTTTATCGGGAAGCCATAGGCCAGAGCCACGTTGAAATTCGTTGGCGTGGCCGGTGCCCCGGCGGCGGCCTCGGACGGAGGTGCGCCCAGTCCGCTCGTTGCTGACTGCGGCACGTATATGGGAGAGCCCTCACCTTCGTAGATCAGGCCGAAGCTGCCAAAGCTGCCCTGCCGGGCATAGACGCGATACAGCGTCGCTCCGGTTGAGAGGTCGAACGTGAGGCGAACAGTGCGGCCCTCACTCCCCGGCTTGACTTCAATGCCGCGCGCAACCGAAACAGCGCTTTCCGCGCCGTCGCTGCCGACAGCCGTAATAACATACTGCATCGTTACAGGGTCGGACGGCTCAGACCGATACGTGCGCGATCCGCTCAAATTCGTCGGCCGGGCAGTCTTCGGCGCGAAGGACACTTCCTCAATCGACCAACTGTCATCGGCAAGGCGCGAGACTTTGTGAACCTTGTAATCAGGGTGGCAGATGTACATCACATCGGCGTCTTGGACGAAATTCAGGTCAAAAACGTCGCCATGCGCGTAGGGCGTCACGACCTCATAGGGCGAGCCATCTTTCAAGATCAGGCCGCCGTCGCGGATCACCCGAAAATACTTATCGCCAAACTCAAGCCTATAAGTCTGTTCGGTGTTGAACTCGAACGGGATCAGGCGCGTCGTGTCCGCGCTGTTCTTCACTTCCGTGACGAACTCCGTCCCGGCCCGGTTCGACGCGCCGCCGTGCGGGTGGATGAACAGGTTAATGGCCGTCCGAAGACCGGTCGAATACTTCGCTAGGTCCACGCGCGCGCCGAGCGCGGGCGACAGCTCCCCGGCAGTGAATGACGGTTGGTAGGCCCGAAGGTCTGCCATCACTCGCGCCCCGTCACGTATTCGGATTTATGGTCGGAAGTCTCGCGCACCTCGTTCGCATCCGCGACCGCCGCCGCCGCCGATGCCTGCCTCGCAAACTGGTAGCAATCGGCGCGCACCTTGGGCTCGCGCGTCAGCGGCATTGCAATGCGCGTAGCTAGGTGCCACGACAGCGCCTCAACGAACAAAGGCGGGAAGCGAACCGGGTCGGTCACGCGCGCTGTGTAGCGAAGAAAGGCCGGAGACAGGTTGCAGTAAATCGTGTCGCCCTCGATCCCGTGCGGGTAAGATAGTTCTTCCTGCGTCGTCTGAGGCCCCGGCTCATCGACAGAGTATTCCGGCCGCACCCATCGCACCTTTAAGCAGTCGGTTGGCCGCTGGTAGGCGTATTTCCAGCGCCCCAACTTTGTGTTCGTGATTTGCGCGAGCGAGAGCGTCTTTCCTGCAAAGCGCCACGGATACGATTGCAGGAGCATGTCGCGAACGTGATCGTAGAACTGCCGACACGCGCGTGCTTGGGCGCTTGGCTCATTAAGGGTTTCGATGTTGTCTTTGCCGATGTTGGACAGCGCGAGATTGCAGATCGAGACAACGGAGGTCATGAGCGGTTATCCCTCGTTAGGGAACAGGATGCTCGCCGCGTCCTTCTCAGCTTCCTTTGGCTTCAATCCCGCTTCGAGGATTTCGAGAGACATGCTGCGAGCGCCGTTCTGGCTTTCGCTCATGCTTGACACGCGAACGGTTGCCAGCATGACAAGCTTTGTCCCGACGCGCGCCATATCTACGCCCATCGCATCGATTTGCTTTTCGTCGAGATAGAGCGACGGGTAATACTCGTCACGCTCCGCACCGGCCGGCTTGTTGCCAATGTCGCTGAATTTCTGCTTGAGGCTCGCGAGCTTCATCGCTTAAGCCTCCGGCGTCTTTTCGTCGATGGACGTTAGTAGAGCGATGATCGCCGCGTTCTGGACGATGATGCCTTTGAGCAGGGCGATCACCGATCCATTGGCCGCGCCCGTGTCGTCGGAATAGGCCGCATCGTCCACAGCGCCGGTGGGGTCGCTCCCGCCCGAACCGTCCCCGAGAATGCGAACGCCGACAACCGGCCGATCATTGTGAAGTTCCGCCATGATTACCCCGTTGGAAAGGTGCGGTAGGGCGCGAACGCCCTACGCTTATTCGTTGTCGCCGGGCAGAACCCAATCCGGGCGAACGCCGCCGATTTCCTTTTGCGCTTCCGCAAGCGTCATCGGTTCCGGCGCATCACCGAACGGCTCTGTATCGACCTTGCGCTTCCCACGGCCGCGCTTTTTCGGAGCGTCGTCAGCCGCTTCGGTCTTATCGGCCTTCGGCTCATCGTTCGGTTTCGAGCCGCCGACGAACCCGTCGCCGTCGTGGTCGCCCTTCCCGCCGAACACGGCACCGGCCGGCATTCTCACCCAGCCGGGACGACGCTTCGGATCGTTCCAAATCTCATCGGGGATTACGAACTGATCCCCGATGTATCGGACGACGCCGCCGAAATAGCCTTTGCTAATCGCAACGACTTTAGCCATTGGTCTGATGCCCCATCGTGACCCCGGCAGTGATCTTGCCTGCCGTCGCGTCAGTTCCCGTCACGTCGTAGTAGAGACGCAAGTAGCGCTCGTTAGCGCCGGACGGGATATAGTCAATCAAGAAGCGGTAGCCCTGCTTGAGCGATGCCACAGGGATCGCGCCCGACGACCACACAGTCTTTGGCGAAGCGAAGTTCTCGACGCTATCGACCTGCAACGACACCGTGAGAGACGTGAGCGTTGCGAAGTCTTCCACGACCTGAACCAAGATCGGCGTAGGCGTGCCCTTGCCAATGTCGCGAGCAATCGCCTGCGGCCCGAGATCGATCACGTTGGTTGACGCGGCGTCGGCAGTAACCGCCTGAGCGTCAGAAAGCAGTGTAGTCTGATCAAAGATCATCTTTAAGCCCTTCCAAATTCGGCCCGATAGAGGAACGCCCGCCGAGGCGGGCGCACCTGAGTTAGATCGCGACGCCGCTAACCGCATCCTCGCTATTGAGGATCGCGTCGCAAACGCGGATCGGAATGCCGCGATAGGACGGCACCAACTGCCCCTCAACGTTCACCCGGCTCAGACCCGGAGCGGTGTAATTGTACGAGCTGTCACCGCTGCTGAACTTCAGGGCGCGGTCGCTTGACGTCTGGTCGAGAACTTCGAGCGTCTGACGGTTCATGTAACAAACCGTACGGCCGCCGAGATTGTTCACGCCGTAAATCTGATGCAGCCGGTAATACGCCTTGCGCATCAGAGACCAAAGATCGACGGAACCCGCCAACATGTCGGACGTATCGATATTCGCGATGCGAGCGCTATAACGGTAGTCCTTGACGAACATGCCGATGTGCCACTCAAACATAGTGACCTTGGCGTAATACTTGTTGCCCGCGCCGTCTTCGACCGCTTCCTCGCCCTTGTCCATGATGTTCACGCCAGCCTTCGTGCCCTTGGGGTAGAGCAGCGAACAGGCGTGATCGGCCCACGTGACAAACCAGATCGAAGTGTTGTCCGAACCGGAACCGCCGCCGTGGATCACCTGATTGGCAACGTTCGGCTTGGACGGGTCAGGGATGTTCGTGTTGTACACGTTGAAGCGAGCCGACAAGCCCTTGAACTTCTCAGGCGTGGTGTCCGTGTTGTGGTAGAACACGCCGGTCGCCATTTCGATGTTCATGGCTTCGAGGTACGGCGCGCTATCCACAAGCCGGGCCTTTGCCGGGTCTGGTGCGAGCTTGAGCAGGCGAGCGTCGATTTCCGAACGCGCTTCGAGGAAGCCCGTCGTGTCATCGACCTGCTGCAACGTAGCCTTCGACGCAGGCGTACCCTTGTACAGACGGCCCCACGTCACAGACGGATAGCCCGTGCGGATCGTGTGCCTATGGATCGTGTCCATGTTGCACTGGGTTGCAATCGCGTCGTCGAGAATGGAATTGTTCTGCTTAAGCAGCTCGATCACAGTGCCCTGTGCGGCACCCTTGTAGGCGTCGATTAGCTGCGGAAAAGTCTGACCGATAGTTGCCATTTTTAAATGCCTTTCGGAGCATCACCGGGGAACAAGATATGTGCTGGGTCAGCGGGCTTGCCGCTGCCAACGCCACCACTCGCCGGGTTATCCTCGCGGACCAAAGCCCCGACTTTCGACATAAAACGAATAAGCTCAGGATGGTTACCGCCACCACTCGCGTTCAAATATTCTTTGAGCGCTGGCGTTCCGAGCTTATCGACGGCACGCTGAGCCGCTGCGACGGTCGCATCCCACTTGTCCCCGCCGATATCCTTATCGGCCTTCGCGTCGTCCACCCACTTCGAGACGGTTTCGGCCCAGCTTTCGTTTGCTTTGGTCGCGCGGTCCTGAATGATCTTCGCATAGGCATCGGCCAGCTTCTGCGCTTGGCCCTGCGTCAGCCCGGCTTCCTTGAATTGCGGCGCGATAGCGGCCAGCAATTCCGTATCGACCTCGACGCCATCAGGCATCTTGAGATCATACTTGCCATCGGCCGGAACCTGATCGGCCGCGCTCTTTTCTTTGTCGTCTCCCTTCGGTTTCGTCTTGTCATGCTCGGCCTTCAAGCGCGCATTTTCTTCGTCGCTTTTGTTCGGGTCGGGCTGGTATTCCTTCCAATCCGAAGCCTTGGGATCGTCGCTCTTGTCGCCGCCTTCGCTCCCGGCCGGAGCGCTTCCGCCGCTTTCCTGCGGCTTGTCATTCGGGAACAGCACGCTGCCCGGATCGGCTGGCGCGGCCGGCGCGTTTCCACCCTCACCGGCACCGCCGCCTCCCCCCGCACCTTCGCCTTCCGGCGCGTACAGGAACATGGATAGAAGCCTCTCAAGCAATGTCATCGTCATCTAGCTCCGCGTCTCTATCGGCAAGCATTTTCGCTGCCGCCTTGTCGGCCTTGCGAAATTCCGCCACCGCGAGTAGCAATGACGGGTAAAAGGTCGGGTCGATTAAATCGAGCATCGCAATCAGCTTGCGCCCGCTCGCCTGCTGCCCGAGCAGGTAGTTCGTCGCGTTGTCTTCGCCGGTGAATGCGTCGCGGTAGATCGCGCATTGCTCAAGCATCCAGTACAAGACGCGCTTTCCGGCGGCCGTGGCGAACACATCGCGAAACGCGGCTTCAATCGCTTCCCGCGCGAGACGTTGCTCGGGCGATAGTTGCTCACTCAAATCGTCTGCCATCGATCCCGCCACGAAATTGTAATGTGCATTACGCAAGCCCTATCTGCTGAAGGAGCGCGCCGCCGCTCGCGTTGTTTTGCGCATCGGCAAGCACGGCGGCAGCATCAGCGCCCTGTTTCGCAGCCGGCGCGACAGTTGCGGCCATTTCCGCTTGCTCGGCCGCCTGCTGCCTCTGCATACGGCGTTCGCGGATCGCAGCGATTTCTTCATCCGGCACGACGATGGACGGCGGCACGCCGATGTAGTCGAAATACACATCGACGGCCTCGTCGGCGTCGATCTTGTCGAGCACATCAGGCTTGACTGCGGAGAGCTGCCCCACGAACGCGACGCCGCGCTCAATGCTGCCTGTCGAGACGGCCTTCTGTGCCTGCGCAAGCATCGAAATGTATTCAACTTGCAGGTCTTGCCCTTGCAGTTCTGACGGCGGTTCCGGCAACATGCGGCGTGCGTTCATCAGCGCGAACGCGCGGTCAATCACCGGCTCAAGCTGTCCGCCATAGATGTTTTCGAGCACCGGCCCGAGCGCGAGCAGCTTTTCCTCTTTGCGCTCGGCAATCTCGAACTGATTGCGCGGCTGGATGCCTTCCATCTGCGACAGAAGCAGGAACAAATCGGCGTAGAACGTCCGATCTATGCGTTGCTGCACGTCGCGGATATCCTCGCGAAGCTCGTTGAGGTCTAGCCGCACCTCCATCGCCGGGCGGTAGCCCTTGCCGGTCGGGTCATCGACGTAAGTTATCGCGCCCGGCAGGAGTGACGCCGGATTGTCTTTCAGGCTGGTCGGCGCGGTCATTGGTGGCCGCACCTTCTTGTCGATGCCTTCGAGCTTCCGCGTCTGTTCCTGCTGCAACATCTTCACGTCGCCTAGCGCGACCTGACCGGGCGACGCCGCGTAGTTGTCATCCGCAGACAGTTCCCACGGCGGCGCGATAATCGGGTTGTGCTCGAACCCGCTTTCTTCGAGCAGCCTCCCCTCGCCACTGTCTTCCTCCCAATAGTTTGAGAGGAAGGGCATGTTCCACCGCGCGGGCGACGACGTATCGCGGTTTAAACGCGGCTCGATAGCGTGCCAGACAACGAACGTCTGATCGTATTTGCTGGTATCGTAGAGCGTGCGGAGGCGCGTGCTGACGTTGTTGATCCCGAAGCGAGACACAATCCTTTGGACGTTCCAACGGAAACACCGATAGAGCGTCGTCGCGCGGCCCTTGTCGTCGCGCGCCAGCCAAAAGCTTCCGTGCGTCAATTGGATCATGCGAAGAATGTCGCGATCATCCTCAGCGAGCACGGCGCACGACTGCCCAAACAGACCGAGATCGCCGTAGCCGGTATGAAATGACGTGTAGAGATTTGACGCGGCGAACACTTCGCGCATACGCGCTTCGACGGTCGAGAGATATTCCTTGACCGGTGCGAAATCTCTAAGTTCCTGATCCTTCGTCGTCAGCCGGAACCAAGGCCGCGCTGGCGACGTAAGCCCCGAGTGCATACCCGACTTGAGCGTGCGAAGCGCGAGTGACGCCGTAGCGTCAATGATTTTGCGGCGGATCGCGGCGCGTTCCCTGTCGTGCGGCGCGCGATACCGTGTCGGATCGACGTAGCTCGCAAGGTCGCACCAATCTGCTTCCCAAGGCTGGCGCACCTGTTTCAATTCTTCAATGCGCCGGCGATGGTACTGAATTTGGGTTTCGTGCCGCGTATCGGCCATCAGGATTAGGCCCCGAGAAGCGTTTTCTTGTCCGTCTGAGCGAATGACGTGACGCCCGATCCAGACGTGAGGATCGTTGACGCGCCGGAACGCAGGCGGTCGGCGGCGCGATTGCCAGCGCTCGCGCGCGCGGTCTGGCTAGACGCACGCCGCAGCAAGAAGCCCGGCGAGCAGCACGCACGCGACGCCGTGAAGAAATCCAATCATTCCGCTTCCCCTTCGCGTTTAGACGCTCGCGCTAGGCGATCCGCCAATCCATCGAGCCCGCTGACCGCGACTTGATCTTGGAATGCGTTGACGTTGATGTGCTTCCCGATCAGCTCAAGGCGCTTGATCCGGTTGTCGAGTTTGATCTTGCGCACCGTCCCAATCCGCTCGCGCTCATCGCCGCGTCCCTCGAACAGCGCTTCGACTTCCATGCCCTGCACGAGCCCCTGCCGCCAGATCAGCGGCCATTCCTTCACCGGCAGGAGCGCGCCGTTGTCGTCGTACAGGTCCGCGAGATCAGCTTCGGCTTCGGCCGCGAGACGCTTCAAGACCCACGCCGCATTGATCCCGGTTTCCTCCGAGCGTTTGGCGCGGGCAGCATCGATTGCAGATCGAACCTCAGGTTTTTTGAGGTTTTCACTGCCAATTTTCTCAGCCGTCCGCACCGAATACCCGGCACGGATCGCAGCCTGAGTTGCATTTAAATCGATCAGATATTCTTCGACGAACCGCGCCTGCTTTGGCGTCAATTCCGACATCGTGTTCCCCCTTCAATGCGTCGAGATTTACGCACCAAAGGTTGTCGGCTCGACTTGCCCGTCGTGTTGCACCGGCAAATGCCATGCTACCGAGTGCTACCAACTGCTACCGTGGAGTTGGTAGCAGCAGAACCCATTGTTTTTATTGATGTATTCCCGATAAATTCACTGCTACCAACTCGAATTTGAAAACATTTATTTATACATATACCCCCCCTCTATTCACGTTGTATGACTAACTACCCCTCCCCTTATTTAATCTGTATTTGTTGGTAGCTAGTAGCAATATTGAAAATAGCTCAATGAAATCAACGAAAACAGGCCGCTACCAACTCGTTTTTGTTGGTAGCGGAGTTGGTAGCAGGTAGCAGCAGTCGGTAGCGGACAGCGCAAAAAAAAAGGGAATTATATACATGACTCCCTTTAGTCATCTTTCTTCGTCTTCGCCTTTGCGAGCTTCGCCTTTCGGCGCTTGCGCGCTCGCGCGGGCGCGCTCTTCGGCTTTGGCCGATACGACAAGACTTTGTCGGCGATGGCATCCAGCGCCTTCTTGTGATCGGATTTCATTCGCTGCCCTTTCTGAGAGCATCTAGCGGCGGGCCGGGGAAACGATCGCGTTCATTCAGCGCATCAGCGATCCACGAAAGCATCTCGTTTGCCTTGCGTTCTCCGGCGCTAAGTCCAGCGACCCGGCACATAGACGAAAGCACGACGAGCGCCGGCTTGATGGCCTTTAGAGTTGAACGCAGATTTTGGATTCCTTCGCCGTTGCATTCACTGCACACCGACGCCCCTTGTGCGATCAGTTTGTTTTGTCTCTCCCGCGCAAGCTCCATCGCTCGCTCGATGCTGCCACCATTCCATGCTTTCATCACGTCCTCCCGCTAGTTGATAAGTGCTTTGTAGGTCAGGCGCTTCCCGGCGACTCCGTCAA